TCCGATTCTGTCCCTTCAATGATCACACGAAAGATCTCTTGGAACTTGTCTCGCACGACCTGCGGGGTCGAACTCTTAATGGCCTCGATACCCATCATCTTCAGTTTGGGTGTGGCGTATTGAACACCCTCGTTGTTGTGCACGTTGAGAATGTATCGTTTCTTTGCCATCCAGATTCCACGATCAGCAATCGCTTCTCGCTTCATTACCATACGGTTCTCGTATGCGTTAGTCTCGCGAGCAAGGGTTTCGTATGCACGTTCGATGACCTTCTCGAAGTGTTCCTCACAGATCTTGTCAAGGAACTTAACGGGATCTTTTGGATTGAATTTGGTAACCAGTGGTGCCATGTTGATGTAGACCGAATCGGTATCGATCGCGACCACATAGTCATCATTTGTTTTGAGAAGATTATTCATCTCATCATTGACGGCCTTCTCTGCGGTCTTGATTGCACGTTGTCCAGACAGAGTCACACCCTCGGCGATACGGTGGTCAAAGTATCGGAACCACTTGTTCGCGAGTGCACCATAGAGAGAGTTCATCAAAATCTTGATACCCATCTGTTGGTTGTCAAGATTTGCGATCAGGTTCTCCAGTTTGCGTGACGGATTCTTCTCATACTCTTGTTTCGCATCAAGCATCTGTTTCTTGATCGTACCACGATTCGCAGAAAACTTTTTAATAATTCGAGGCATGATACCCTCAAAGTCTGTGCGATACTTGGTACCGTTGGCCGTCTCCGCACCTTCGAGATCCAGAGTTTCGGGTGACATGTTGTACTGAACAATGATGTTGGGATACAGGGAGTTCAAGTCAAAAGACACAACCCAATCATGTGCACCCACCATAGGATCTTTTACGTAACCACCCACGATCTTACCGGCGTCGTGTTCTATGGGTGGCTTTGGGGGGATAACGATGTTGTCTTGCAACAATTCATTGTAGATAATTGTATCCCAGATCGCCGTGGTTCCCAGTGCATCAATCAGATTGGTTTTTGCACCATACGCCATAGTCATCACCAGTGAGATGATACCAATCTTCTCTTCGAGTTGTTCTACTAACGCCACGTCCTTGACGTTATAGTCAATAAACTTCTGATAGTCGTGTTTGTATAGAGAGTGAAGTGAACCGTACTCTTCATAAGATAGTTTACGTTCACCCAACACGACGTGTGCGATGTTGTCCAACTTGTAGGATTCTTGCTGTCCATAGGTGTTCAGAGTAAACTTCTTGAACAAATCAAGGTAATCGAGTTGCACGATACCTTCTAACTCCCAAGCGGTCTGTTCCCGCCCACCCAGCGTAGGAACGTTCCTGGCACGCGCCAGTTTCCACGGAGAGAGACGTTTATAACTTTCACTACCCATGAGACCCTGAATTCGGTGCACGAGATAGGTCATATCGAATAGGCGAGAGTTCCAACCGGTCACGATGTCTGGTGTGTTACCTTCCCACCAACCGAGGAATGAGTTCAGAAGTGAGATCTCATCTGCGACCTTGAAGTAGGTGACATTGTCCGGTGCGTCATAGTCACCCATACCCCAGACGATATAGTTGGGAGATTTACTGGACTTGACACAGATTGAGATAACGGGATGCTTAGCCTCTTCGGGGTCGGGGAATCCTTGGTCGGACGCCACCTCGATATCCATGTATAGAATGTCGACCATGGCTGGATCAAATTTGACATCATAGGGGAATCGATTAGACAAGAACTGCGAGACAAAGTTGGTATTACCATGCACCTTGAAGTTGGGTATGTCACGATATTGTTTGACGAAGTCTTGTGCTTCACTCATCGAACCCATCTCTATTGGTTCACACGGCACACCGTAGAGAGTCTTGTATTGTCCGGATGCCTTGGCAGACTCCACGAACAGGGTGGGAGAAAATGGGATACGTTCTTCGATGCGTTGACCGTTCTCGTACCCACGGTATAAGATTTTGTTGCCGTATCGGCAGACTGAGGTATAAAATTTCATGTGACCATTATATATTAACTAGGGGGGTTAGTCAAGCGTTATCCATTTGACATCGGGGTGTTGTACCTTCTGATAAACGCGACTGTTACCACGTTGATTATTACGATCCAGAACTGTGCCACGATATTTTTCGTCGAGTATTTGAACAACCGGTGAATCAAACACCTTGATAGGATTGTGATAGGCAGACGATACATCGAAACCTAGTCCCGTTTTGTTTATCAGTTCGGGATGTTTATAACGATTGACCACCCAGTAAGTACACGGGTGTCGGTCGTCATTCTTTCTTCTCCAATCATCTGTAACTTTGTGTAACAGAGTCATGGGCCCACGACCATAACCACTCTCAATGATTTCACAATATTTCTGTGCAATTTCTGGTATAGTTGTCCAAAATTCGTTGGACATGCCTAACAGTAAGGTAGACTTTTTGGTTTTCCACTTTGACAGAATCATACGCATAAACTCTTCGCCTTCGGGGTTTAGATATGCATCGTGTTCCATCATCCACAATCTTTCGCCTTGTGACATTCGTTTTGCGGTGCGGTAATGAGTGTGTAGTGCAGCAAGTTCTTGAAGTGATCTATTTTCAAGATTGTTATTGACACCTTCTAGTAAAGTGTCTGGAGTAATACATTGAACGACTTCTATTTCGAAAACATCGGAGAGTATTTCCCATGACTTGAGAGCGACTTCTAGGTATCTCATTGCAAGTGGATTATTCATATCCACGTTCATTATACCCTTTGCTTTAGTCAACGGTGTACCTCTCCTGATCTCTTTCCCATTGTGCTGAATATTTAGACAGAGTGACTTCCCCGTCTTTATCCACATGACACCAGATTGGTGGTCGGAACCCAACCTTGAACTCCCAGTGATCGGTTTGAAGTAAAGACTCTGCGCGGATGTCCCCTTTTCGATCGCGCATTGCTCCTACGCCACCAATAAGTTCAACAGTCTGACTGCCATACGGGTTCCAGACTTCATTTATCAATAACATACATTCAACTAACATAATACTAAAAAAGAGGGCTATTCGCCCTCTTTTCCATCCCTCTTTTCTTCGTTCTGTTTCGTTTCAACGTAATGCCATCGATTGGTAATTGCGTTGTACTTATGGGTCAGTGAAATGTGTTCTATCATGATCCGAAAGGGTCGTGCAGTCACTTTCACTTCTTCCATCTGTTTTTCAGCAGTTGCGATTGAAGAGAAAAAACATAGTGCAAAAAATGCGAGTTTTTTCATTGGTATGTCTCCGTTTATCCAATGGTGATTGAACGGGGACGCTTCTCCTTGGGTAGTTCGACTCTCAGGTCAATGACTAGTAAACCATCCTTGAAGTCAGCTCCATCGACAACAACATGTTCTGATAACCTAAAGGTTCGTCGGAACTTTTTCTGAGAAATTCCTTTATGTAGATACTCTCGTGGTTCACGGTCTGCCAGATTTGCAGACACAACCAGCAGACCATCACGTACTTCTACGTCTAGATCTTCTTTCGAGTAACCAGCGAGGGCTAGTTCTACTGTGAAATTCTCTTCACTGTGCTTGACCACATTGTGAGGGGGATAGAGTTTGTTGTCTGTCATGTCTGACAGTCTCTCAATCTCATTCCAAACGTGATCAAATCCAATAAAGTGCGAGCGGGGAAAACTAAATGCTTTAGATACCATAACGGTTTCTCCTTAAAATTAAGCGAGTTGTTGTTAGTGTGACCGGATCATTCCGCATCACGAGGTTATTTATAACACAAAGTGATAGCAAATTCAAGTCCTATGAAATTTTTACATGATGACATTTTTATTACAGTTTCGTGTATAAATAATTACACGTTGTGAAACGTAAGGAGAAAATACACATGACAAAGCTAGCCATCGTCGCGATGACGACATTATTATCCGTCAGTGCTTTTGCACAGGATACCACTCGACTTGAATCAGTTCGATTAAAAACTGAAACACACAAATGGGAACTCGGCGTACAATGTCGAAAAAATCTTAAACCAGACACTCGTGTCATAGTTAAGACCCACCCAAAAGAAATCCGCCTCGATGGACGGATTACAATTCAACAAGAAAAGAAAAGGCAAGCCTGCCGAGTACGTGAACTAGCGGTTCTTATAAGATAAGACCATCTAGTTGTGCAAGGATGTTGTGGGGGTCGGTCTCACCATAGGGATCGTCCTCCGCATTATCTCGCAACCCTGGCTCAACCCAAGTCTTTTGAATAATCATATTATCGACGAAGACGGCATAACGCCACGAACGTTGACCAAACCCAAGATTGTCCTTGTCTACGAGCATACCCATCTGGCGGGTGAACTGTGCAGAACCGTCTGGTAGAACCTTGACGTTCTCCAATTCTTGATTCTTTGCCCATGCATTCATGACAAACGCATCGTTGACAGACAGACAGTAAATATCATCAATACCAAGATCTCGAAACTGAGGATATAATTTTTCGAAGTTGGGTAGTTGATAAGTCGAACATGTGGGTGTGAATGCGCCGGGCAATGAGAAGATTACTGCTCTCTTATTAGAAAGAATATCTTCTGTGGTTACCTCTTCCCATCGATAGGGGTTGTCCCCTCCGATAGATTCATCTCGAACTCTCATTTTAAAAGTCACATTAGGCAATTTGCCATTATAAGTTGTCATAGTGTTCCTCACACATAAGTTGATGGGTCGGGTTGTTTTTCAACACCAAAGGAAAACGTGACCCGTGATTTTCCTGTGATGATTTGATGATGCGTACCACGGGGTATGTATACACAATCCCCAACATCAAATGTTCTTGCTTCGTTTTCACATTCAGTTTTTTCTACACGTATCTGTATATCACCCAATACCTGTACCAAAAAGACATCCATTTTGTCGGCGTGCCATGGATAACTCTGACAATCAGAACTAAACCCATAGAACATGATGTTTGAAATTGGATTTTTGTGAAATATCGATTCCATCATTTTGATGATTTCTTTTGAAAATAAAGGCGCACTAGGTCTTTTGTTGGCGCCTTTTAAAAAGAACCTCATCTTGTCAGTATGATGGTCAAGGAGATCAGATGGATGTGTATCTAAAAATCGAAGTGCTTCGTCCCATGTCCAAATCGAGTCGACTTTACCAAAATGCGGTGTCTTGGTTCTAACGAGTTCCGATATTATACTTGGGGCAGAGTTCCCATTCATCTTTTTCTTTAAATCCAATAATCTTGATTTGTCTCAATGGGGCCTGATCTCTGGCACGTTCTGGACTGACAATTCGAATTAGACCCCAATCAGCAAGAAGTGTTGCGATTGAGTTTCTTCGTTGTATGTCTGAGTCTTCTAGATTCGATTTCTTACCATCTAGTAAGAACAACTCCTTGAAATGCACAATGAAATATCTGCCCTGTTTATGTAAAATATGACACGACTGATATAGTTTTCTGTCACGCCTAGACGCAACACCAATACGAGTCAAAGTCTCACGAACCTTCAGAAAATCATCAGGTTCATTGAGAATAATTTCCAACATATCGTCGGGAGTCCACAGTCTATTTTGTTCCACCTTTATACATCCTTTGTTTTATTATTTCTATAGCGTCAGGGGACAAGAGAGGTAGAATGGATTTTGCTTTTTCATTGCTATATCCATAATATTCTTTTACTACTTCTAAATTACCCACGTCATCCGGTTTGTTCCACTTGGAAAACCGTTTTCGTTTCCTAACTATATTTAGTAAAAAATCGTATTGTAGTTTCTTATCAAGGTGGTGATATCTATTTAAAACGTTAGCAATGTGAACTGTGTCACTGAAATACGATAATGTATGATTAACTACATACGCATTGTATGCCTTTTCAGTGATGTCATCGACGATAAGGTTTTTCTTTGTGTCATTAATTGACTTAATATAATCAAATGGACTCACGTAATGTCAACCTCTGTTCGCCTTCAGGCCATATGCTCTCGGTAATATTTTTACGGTCACGATAGTTTTTTCGAGTATCACTACTCCCCATCGACGCGACAAAGTTTATCGATATTGTGGCACGATTTCCGTTCTCAGATTTATAATCATGCCACGTATCCTCTCCCCGTTTAAACGAGAACAATCGGTTCGGTTTCCACGGTGATTGCTTTTTGACCTCACCGTTTTTTTCTGAAAACAAACGAGTACCTTCACCCTTATCCGAAAGATAGAGAATATTCGATAAGATTTTTTTATTCAGATCAGTGTGTACTGGATAAGAATATCCAGCACCACAACTAGAGTATGCAATTTCGATTAGATCATACTTACCAACTATGTCGAAATGATTCGCCAGTTTGTCTGCATATTTTAACAGAATCGCATCAAACAATCCAGCCTCTTTCTGATACAAATACGTCTCTTCGAAGAGATGAAATTCTGCAAGAAGAATGTTTACTTTATCACACGTCTTTCCTCTTGGCCAACGAGATGAGAACAACTTTAACATCTTGTAATGGTCACTACTTAGAAAATCATCGGTGATCCAATGAGTCCACGGTTCTCTATATTCTACGGGGTTCATATCAACTCCACGTTTGCCATAATTTCTGTCATACATGCCACGATATTTAGTTCATGATCTGCGACAAAGGCATCCTTGTATTGATAATCTGCAAGAATTAAAACGAGTTGTGGAATCGATTGAGGTTGCACCTTTTCATACATGGCATCATAGATTGATCGAAAGATTACCGAAGAGTCTATGTCCATATTGTTTGTGACCCATGACCGCATCTTCTTGAAGTCTTTGTCCTTTAATGCTTTGAAAAGATTATCGTATGATGCGTCGGTCTTAGTTAGAGTTTTAAGGTTCAGAACGCCACCGACAGACGAACGTTGCAACTCATTAAGTACACGTCGCCAGTCTGGTGCGTGTTTCATGATCAGTTCTGCAACATCTTTCATCTGATCGTTGGTGTCGACGCCTTCTTCCTTTAAGATGTTTGTAGTTCGTAGGTAAAACTTAGAACACAACTTCTGCATGTCTTTCTTGGACGTGTTGAACTCATACACACCACACCGACTGTGCAGTGGTTCGATGATACGGTTCTTGAAGTTACATGTCAGAATAAAACGACAGTTGTCAGAGAATTCTTCGATGAATCCACGCAAGGCGGGTTGGGTTGATTGAGGATTGAGGTAATCTGCCTCATCGAGAATCACCACCTTGTACCCACCCATGAGGGATACACTGGAAGCAAACCGTCTAATCTTGTTTCGGAGTGTGTCAATGTTACCATCTTCAGAACCATTGACTAGAATGTAATCTAGATCCAGTTCGTTACAGATTGCCTTGGCGACTGTGGTCTTACCTAGACCCGCAGTACCGGTAAATAACATGTTTGGGATTTCGCCAGATGCGACGATGTCAGAAAAGGTTTTTTTCATTGCATCAGGAAGGATGCATTCATTAATAGTTTTAGGGCGATACTTCTCGCACCACAAAAATTCACTCATATCTACTCCATAATAAAAAAAGGGGACAGTGTCCCCATAGTATCAGTTTTTAAGTTGAGATTCAACTTCGGCAATCATTTTTGCCTTGGTCTTGCGTCGGTCAAGATCGATACCAAGATTTTCCTTGGCCCATGCCTCGATTTGTGCCTTGGTCATTGTTGTGAAGTCAAGAAATTCCTCAACTGCTTCTTCGACAATTTCTTCAACTTCCTCAACAACCGCAATGGCGTCATCTTTGTCTACATCACCATCACCATCGATATCGAGTCCACCCTTTCGAGTAACAATATAGACACCGATACCGATAGCAACAAGAAGCAATAGAATAAAGAAAGATTCCATGATTACTCCTCGGCGGCAGCCTGTTCTTCGCCTTGCATCGCCTCAACCTGTTGAATCAACGAGATGCATTGGTCACGTAATTGACCAATCGTCGAAAGTTCCTCACCACGGAAACCGCCACGTCCTGCGACAGTATCCACCACTGCGACCGTACTACGGGTCACTCGATTGACCATGTCAACCATTTTATCATCCATAAGGGATCTCCTTTAAAATTTACTCTGTTTCTGTAGCGCTACCCAATACTCATAATTGGATTCTTTGTTCACAAAATGTGAAATTCTTGCAGAAGAAAGTGTGACACGATAATCACCGTCCTCAACCATCTTCAGGTTGTTTATGTTGAACACTGCATGAAGGTCTTCACTAGTAGACTCTCCATCAACAGCAACACTATACGCATTAGATGTATCATCAGCGTTGTCTTTGGTAGTCAACATAACAATACCGTTATCTATACTCACGTTAACCTCTTGGTGGCCCAGTGCACTTGCCGCACTCTTGATCTTATTAAAATCAGAACTGGTCAAATTGAACCAAGCATCTTCACTTGGCAAACCAAGATCTTTCGACACAGTGGTCAACGTTGATGGATCAGAGTAAAAATACTTGACCTTGAAACGACCAGACCCACCAGATATTTCAACGTATTTTTCTGTGAAATTAAGAGTAGGTGACTCAACCAAACCCAATACACTCAAAAACTCACGCAGATCGTATATACCAAAGGCCTGTGGAAATTCCATATCCAACGTTGCCTTAGCAAGAACTGTGCGAGACTCAGATACCGTCCTCAACACGTTACTTCCGTCGATTAAGATGTTTCCATTAATTGCCGAAAAGTTCCGTAAAACCTCTAAGGCGCGATCAGTTAATTCCATAACAATATTCCTTGATTGATTTGTACATAGTCTAACAGAAGTCATCGTCAAAGTCAACCTGTTTAAGGTCTTCTTTAACAAAAATTTGTATGCATTTTCTAAATCGTCGTCCTATGATTTGAGTAGAACGATGATCTACAGCACCAATGGATACAGCAAGATTATATTCGGGTGTTACCCGTTGTACCTTGTTGTTCTCATCCTTATAAAGAAAGTCACCGCCCCATTCCATATCCCATTGACGATTTAGATATATGGTGATGGCGCCAGTTCGTTTCTTCTCTTTATGTTTTGTGAAGTCACGGTGCCATTCAATACATGATCCACCTGTCCACACAAAAAACTGAATAGAGTTTTGTGTTTCAGGTTCAAGATTGGGATAGTGACGTTTAATATCAGCACGTATTTTTCCCCACAATTCTTTGTTGGATTTGGCGATTTGGTGTACCAAGACAAGATTATCATATCGGTCTAACTCAGTTTTTGAATAGTCCTTTTCTCTTCCCTTTAACCAACCCCAGTTCGTTGACCATACATGTTCGTTTGAATTGATCAATGTGTCGCAGTATCGTGACGCCATCTCGGCCGTATCCGGACTCAGGAAGTTTTCATGTCTTTTGAATCTATACCCTTCTCTCATGCAATCACACTAAAGTTCTTACGTTTGACAAACTCAATCTTGTCTTCGAACTTTCCTTCTAACAGTTCACCCTTGTGGGAAATAATAAACACGTTGGTGTCATCACCGAGCGTATCTAGTATGTTTGTAAGATTGTCGACACCCTCTACATCCAGAGACGAATCAAATGTCTCATCCAGTATCAGTAGATTGGTAGCAACACTGTTTTTCATCTTCGCGACTTGTCTCCAAGTAAAGAGTAATGCCAGATCGATACGTTGTTTCTCACCCTCAGAGAATGAGTCATACGAGAACTCATCACGGTGTCGCGACTTAATAGACTCTTTGAATGTATCGTCCAGATGAAACGACACGAAGAAGTCTAGAACTTGTAAATATTTGTTCGTGAGCGAGTTGATGACGGGTATATACTCTTTAATAATTTTTGTTTTAATTCCCGTGTCTTTGAGCAGTTCGGTGATAACGGACGAATACGCAACGGCCTCGTTGAGGTCGGCCTTCGTCGCTCTGAGTTTTTCTCGATCATCATTGAGATCCATGAGTACAGATTTTTCGGATTCAATAGAAGTTGTGTCGTCGTCTTGTCGGGCCAAGTAATTATGAATAGTTGTAATCTGTCGTTGATATTCATCGATTTTCACCTGTTTCTTGTCAAACTCTGCGATCATGTCTCGCAATTTATTGGATTCTTCGGTTACACTCGCCAACTTCTCGTTGAGCGATTTGATTTTTCCGCTTGCGACGTGTCGTCCTTCTTCGAGTTCGTCCCACTTTTTTGCGGCGGATTCTGTCTTCTCTTGTTTAAGTCCTTCGTCAATACCTTGATCACAGGTGGGACAAGTGGTGTTACTTTCATAGAATTTAATCTCTTTGTTTAGTTCTTTTTGTTTGACACCAAACTGGTGATCATACTTTTTGATTTCTGTGAGTTTATCAGAGATAGATTGATGTTGTTCTGACAGATCATCGATGTATGACCGGTCGATAGAAGTCATCCCCAATCTAACAGTATTGATTGCCTCTTCAAGTTTAGTAACCTCAAGGAGTTTCTCGTTTCGATTGTCTCTCTGATTCTTCTCAAGGTTTTCAACATACTTGGTCTGCGTCTTAATCTTATACTCAAGGTTCTCAAGGTCAGACTGATTGGCACGTACCTTCTCTTTTAGTACAGAGAATTTCTCTTTCAGAATATTATTCATCTTAGAGAATACGTTGATGTCAAGCAGATCCTCAATTACCTCACGTCGGTGTTGTGCCGGTAACTGCATAAAAGGCACAAACGATGACGAACCCAACACCACGATTTGGTGAAAGGATTTGTGGTTTAGTTTGAGAATGTTTTGTTCGAGAACCTTCTGGTACTCTTTGTTGTGACTGTCTTGATTGAGTAGTGTGCCGTCACGATAGATCTCAAACTTGACGGGTTTGATACCCCGCACGATCTTATAGTTTGATCCCATTGCATGAAACTCAACCTCGACCACACAGGCCTTACCATTGATTGAGTTGACCATCTGGTTCTTGTTAATGGATCTGTGCGCCTTACCAAACAGACCAAACGATAGGGCGTCCAACATGGTTGACTTACCCGCACCGTTCTGACCCACGATCAGTGTCGAGGCAGACGAATTCAGATCGATCTGTGTAAACGAATCTCCCGTCGACAAGAAGTTCTTGTAACGGAGTGTCTTAAATGTAATCATACTTTTGCTTTAAACTTCACCAACGTATCTACGACATCTATCTTATCATAAAAACGTTCCAAAGTAAAGTACCTTTTGCGTTCAGGATAATCGTGAACAAACACGGTAGATGAAGGGTGTAGATTGTTCAGAATAAACTGTCCCACCCATTGGCGTGCACGACCATCGATAAAGACCACATCCCACTTTCGATCCTGTGTCATCGGCCATGTTGCATAGTCAACCACACATTCCCAAGGGGTAGGAAATCCAAATCGTGCTTCTGAACTCTTTCTCCAATTTTCTGGTATGAGACTAAGGCGATCCTTATTCATAGGAACTAATACATGTTCTACATTAGTCCTGTCGCTACACATCTCCTTAACCTTTTCATACCATTCCGGATGATGGTCAACCGTGGTCAGATGTTTTACAAGTGGAGCAAAGTTGGGTGTAGAGTGTCCCGAACCGTACTCTAGCATTGTGGTCTCTTCATTCAGATGACATTTAAGGAACTCCACTTCGTTCTCAGTCATCTCCGGTTTGGGAAACCGTTCATCATACCAATTCAAGTGTTTGCGCCTCCACCATGAGTTCACGCACCATACCTTTGATGGTGTTTTTGTTCAGTGGAGTGTCCACTGCATCAATATAACTGTATAACAAGTCTTCGGTAGATTCAACAGATACTTTGTCATCGTCTACACTGGCACCCACAAACTCTTCAAAATTCTCTGCGATCTTGAGTTCATGTATCTTACGAGAGTTAATGCGGTCAATGAATAACTCAAAGGTACGGGGATCAGATTTGTTGACCACAATCACCTTGACAAATTTATTGTCCAGATGTCGAATGTCCGACACCATTGGTGACTTGACTGCCCACGGTGTTTTACCTGTATCATCATAATAAATCTTTTCAAAAAGAGTTACCGTGTTCTGAACAGGCGTCAGTTCACGAGTGTCAGTATCAAACACATGGAAAAACTTGGGATCGTGTGCATCACTCCAGAAGAACTCCATCTGAGAACCAAGGTAATGAATGTTACCACTCTGAGACTTGGTATGAAAGTGACCAGACAACACCATCTCGAAACGATCGAACACGTCTGCCTTCATGCCATGCGTACAGGGAATACCTGCCTGCATCTCAAAACCTTCGAGTTCAAGGTGTGCACCCACAACGGATGCCTTACAGGATTGAAGAAACTTTAATGTTGTTTCTTCGTTCTCGGCATTGATCCAAGGGACTAAAGCAACATCTATGTTGCCATACTGAACCACCGTAGGTTTTTCGATGATTCGAACCTCTTCCATGTAGTGACCCAATAGTTCCTTGAGTGCACTCAGATCGTTCGTGTTCTTGTAGTATACGTCGTGGTTGCCTGGGATAATGTCCATGTGTATCTTGTATTCACGGAGTTTCTCCAGAAAGATCTGACGGTTGTGTTCTAGTGCCTTGAAGTTGATAAACTTCCGATTGTCATAGTAATCGCCAAGGTGTAGAATCTTGGTAATACCATTCTCTTTTAGGTAGGGAAAGAATACATCGGTGTAGAATCTTTCTTGATACTCCATCATCACTTCGGATGAATTGCGGATGCCCGCATGGGTATCATTCAGCAGTGCAATTTTCACAGATCTTCCTCATCAAGAAATTCAGACAGATCAGAGTCTACACGTTTTCGACGACGTTTTCTAGTCTCTTGTGCAAATTCTTTGACTGCCTTGTCGGTTTCCTTAACCACGTCAATGCGTTCGCGTAGTTCATCCACAAAAGATTGTGTCTGCCGAATTGCCTCATCGTTGTCCAGTTCCGCAGCAATCAGATCTCCAAGATCACTCTCACTCAGATACTTCATTTTAATCTCTTGTTGCTTCTTTTCTTTCTGAATACGTCTAAGAAAGGCATACCACGCAATCTGTGTGAAGTATGCAAATGCATTGGGATTACCGGTTCGTGTCGCTTTATCGATGTTGTAGTTCTGTATCGCCTTGAGACAGTTCTCTACCGCATCCATCATCATCTCTTCTCTATAGGTGTATCGAACGAAGTTTGCCTTGTGGGACAATCCTTCGCAGATCTTGAGAAAACATTGAGCGATGTAGTCAGTGACGATTGGAGTGTTGTCACCTTCCTTTTCAGCGATTCGACAACTCTTTACATACTCAACGACTGCTTGTGAAAATTCTGCATTATTGACATAGTGTGGTTTATCCTTTGGTTTCATACTGATACCTCAAATTTAGATCACCCATTATAACAAAAAGTGAAAGTGATTTCCAGCCCAGTAACGGATTCAGAACTTAAAACGAAATTGCTTGACTTTGGTGAAAAGAAGTGGTACCCTAAGGCTGTTCAACGCCGCTCAGTGAATATTCGTATCGGGTGGTGGGAATTGATAGACGTTTGATGGAATATCAGAATCGTTCAGAGTAAACTTGCCAGCAATCTCTTCTAGTTTATCTTTGAATCGTTGTTCGAATTCTTTTAGTTCTTTTCTCTCTTGTGCCCTTCTTCGATTACCTAGTGAATGCATCTGTATTAATGCTTCATTGTATTCACGAACAAATGCACTGTTGGGACGGGTAGTACTCATCACGTGATCTGTATTGACAACAATATATTCCATTGGATTTTCAATCATAGAAAACCAAGGTTTCAGTCCAAAAACTTGATTAGAAAAATCTTCATCAAAAGAAAAAGATAAGACCATAGCATTGCGAACAATCATGTCTTTACTATTTTCTTCAGGCCATTCCATCACTTCACAGATGACTTCATCACCACCATTCATTTTCAATTGCACTAAATTATTCATATAGGTACCTGTGTAATTCTGTAGTTGAACTTCTCTTTTGCATAAATTTTTATGCGTTCACCACTATGTAGTAGTGTAAAATTCTTTTTAGATTTGTAGTGTAAGTCGTCTGCAATGTCGTAGAGTTTGGTTGTGCGACCATCATCGGACATTCGCAATCCGCGACCAATGGACTGTAAGACTCGTATTTGTGATTTGCTTGGAGAGGCAAAAATAATGTTGTGAATATTCCGTATGTTAATACCAGTAGAAAAAGTCCCAAGACTAGCAAGAACGATAGAGTTCTTTTGACGATCGACAATATTACGTATTGCTTCTCGATCATTTGTTTTAGTTTCCCCACTAACATAAAAAAGATTTTGTCCGTCTTTAAGTTTGTTGTTGATTAGATCCCGTAGAACCTTGCCGTGTTTGTCCACAAGATTAAACAACACCAGAGTATTTCCATCTTGATTGACAGCCAGATTTGCGATAAATTTGTTTCGTTTTTCGTACTTGACGATGAAGTCAATTTCATCCTGATAACTCCTCTTGTCAGTCAATTGACAATGTTCACGAGCATACTTTAATAGTATGATGTCTATATCTAGTCCTGCCAGTGTCTCACGTTTCTGCAACTCGTGAGTGGTGGTGACGCGATGCACGGGCCCGAAAAGACCTTCGAGCACTAACTTGTGAACCTGAGTACCGTCCAGCGTACCTGTTGTACCGAATCGATACTCTGCTTTGATTGCTTTATTCATAATAGACGACAGGGACTTGGACTTGAATCCGTGTACCTCATCACCGACGACACAACCGAACTGTTGGAACCAAGGCGGCCCCAATTTATAGATTGATTGCCATGTGGAGATTACTACCGGACATTCTGTTTCTTTGTCTTTACCGGAATAGATTCGGTGACAGTTTGTTTCCACATCATAACCGTAGTCAGAAAAGTCTTTGTACATCTGTTCTACTAGAGATGTAGTAGGAACAATCAGTAGAAGTTTCTTATCGTGATTCGCCAGATACCATCTTGCAAGTAGATAGATGATGAACGACTTACCCGAACCGG